GAAGATCGCAGTACCTTGGTTGTCACCAATAGAGTATTTAGTTGTTCCAGTTGTTCCACCTGGAGCCGAACCTACTTTAGCAATTGGTCTTAAACCAAATGCTTGGTCTATGTTAGCCATAGTAGTCTCCTAAATTATTTTAGAGACATTGATCTCACCTATTGAGACTTCTTGCCCCCAAAAGTTACTCTGCTTTGCCTATCCTGTTGGATTGGCATTGCTGGGTGCTCGTCTTTATGTAGGTCTTCTTCAATGGCTTTTGTCTTGTCGTTAGTGAGGCCACGGAAATATTCATCCCGATCCTCTTTTACTTCGACAGGACATCTCATTAAAAGAAGTCCGCCAGTTCCTATTACACCTTTGTATTTACCGTCTGCAATAGATGGAAGATCCATTCTATCGGGATACTCATCTGCTCTCACAAGTTCGTACCCACTTCGTAGTCTACCGATGACATTTTTTTCATCCTGTTGGCCACGATATTCGGCTCTTACCCACCTATGGTGATAACCCTCAGGCGGTTCTGGTGCGTCTAGGTTTGATGGGGGAACCCAACCCCTTTTTCGAGTCACCTTTTCACGGGTTTCTTGTTTGCGTGATAGGTTTTTAATTCCTGTTGTAGTCATTTACGCCTCCTTCACGTGTTTTGCGTACTCTTCAAGTGGCACACCAAGTTTTTTTGCTATTGCAACCTGTGATGGTGTGAGCCTCACAGTTCTGCGTCCTGATTTTGTAGATCTATTCGCAGACGCAACCGGTTGGACGACCCGGGTGGTCTTGTTTACATCCCCAAACTTGTGGGGAAACTCTTTCCTCATTTGAGTGTCTAGTTCTTTATAATAGTCTTCTGACTTAGGATCAAGACCTTCTTGTTCAACTAGTCTTTTATGAATACCAAATGCAGCATAAGTCATTACTTCATCTTTACCAAACCATTCATTCTGTTCTGCCCATTCTTCGGCTCTAGGATCAGGTTTTGCATATTTTGGTTGAGCTGGTTGTTCAACAGGCGTCTCTTGAACAGGCTTTTCAGCTAATAACTTTTCAGCTTCTTTTAATCTTTGTTGATCAATTGCAATTTGCGCTAATTGTTCTTGAGCTTTTACAACAGCATCATTATCTTTTGCTATTAGGGCCCTTTTAAGATTATCTTTAATCACCTCTGATTGTGTAGATACTCTTTCCTTAAATTCTGCAGTGTAGCCTGAGTCTAATTCTCTTGTTTTTGCAGAGAGATCTTCATTTTGTTTTTTTATTTTTTCTGCATATTCAATAGCTGCTTGCTCTCTTCTTTCAGCCTCACGCATTTTTTTAGTTAATTTATCTATACGTCTCTTTACAGATTCAGAATATTCATCAAGTTCATCTTCTTTTGATTTAACTTCTTTTGTCTGTTCAACGACGACTTCTGGTTTTTTTGATTCTTCTTTTTCTTCTTTAGAATCTTTAATTTCAATGTCAACAGGGTCACCAGACGTGTCTATAGGGACCATTTTTTCCTGTTCACTTTCTATTTGTTGCATAGACTTCTCCATGTTTATAGTATGTTAGCTGGCAAAATATCTCGAGGATCATCAATGACAGCCAGTATTTCATCATCATTAATAATTCTTAGCTCACCACCGTCTATTTTTATTCTAGATCCTGCATAGCGAGTAATTAAAACCCAATCATCCTTTTTACACCAAGGACCAGTGGGAAACTTTTCTTTATCTTTGTAAGCATCTGGGCCTACTTTTAAAACTTTACAAATATTAGTTGTCAATTGAGATTCTTGCACTGTTTCATCAGTTAAATGAATACCTGATTTTGTTTTAGAATCCAATTTTAGTGGGAATAATGTTATTCTGTATCCAGAAGGATTTGGAACTTTTTCCATTTCCTTTTTCTGTTTTTCAACAGCTTTACCGTCCCAGATATGTTGAGGGACAATAAGTTTTGGTTTAGTCATTTTCTAGCTCCGTTTTTCTAAGCAGGTCCGTGAGTTCCTGTTCTTCTTGTTTAAGTGCTGCTAATTTACCAGTCAAATATTTATAATCTGCCCAGTCTTTAGCAAGTCCGCTTAATATAGACTCTTCTACTTGTTTTTGTCTACTAATTAATTCGTTTTTGTAATAAGTAAAAAAATTTTCTATTCGCATGATTTCATGAGATCTGCTAATTTTTTACAACGATTCGGAGTTTGTTTATTCCATCTCGAATCTAGCATCTCGTAACTAGCGCCAACAAAATTTTCTTCTTGCAGACATTTCCACATATTTTTAAACTTAGCTACGCCATATTTTCCCAGTTGAAAACACATTTCCGTTAAAACATGATGCGCTGTTTCTGGTAAATCGTCAATATTATTTTCAGACATTAATTGTTTAGCTTGAGCCATCGCTCTTCTCAAATCTTTATCAAATACTGATTGTAATTCTTCTTCTGTGTATTCTTGGTCTGGAACAAAAGGATCTCCTACAACAACTTTATGGCCCCAGCCTATGGTGTCAAACCCTTCGGTATCTTGATAAATTTTATTTTTGAATCCTTCACTTAATTTTACTGATTTAGATAATTCTTCGTAACTCATTATTTCTTTTTAAATAATCCTATTGCACTAGATCCCGCCTTAATGCCGAAGCTTGCTGAGATCGCAATGTACAACAAATTATGGTAATACGACGGTAAATCTTGGAGGGCAAGGAATCCACGATGTACATGTTCTTGTAAAGGCGTGAAGACTAAAACGGCTGGAAGTAGTAGAACAATGAGTGCCACCTCATCTTTCCAGCTTCCTTTCATTTGATCAACGGCACTTTGCTCCCATGCAACTTTACCAGCTATCTGATCTTCTTTAAGTTTCTGGGTTGCTTTAATAGAAGTAATTTTTAATTCTTGTTTTGCTTTTCTTGTTTCAACAAAACCCTTGACGCCATCTGCGACGACGCCAAGTAAGGGTTTTGCTAATAACTGCCAAACCATTAATTTAAATTGCTCCTAAAATTGTAATTACGATTATCGCTACTATACCAGCTTTAATCCAATCTTTCATTTTCCAATCGGACCATTCTTTTAAATGTTCCCAAAGATCTTTTAGTAAGTTCATAGAACCTCCTTTTTTACGTCAGGAATTATACTATTTTACGCCTTTAAATGCTACCTTTTTAATTTGAGCATTACTGGTTTGTCCCTTTGGTCCTGCTCCTTTGTTTTTTCTTTCAACAAACGGTGAAAAAACAATAGCTGCATCTGATGCAGTTTTCATAGTCGGAAAAGGATTCTTTTTAGGAACCTCAGTCATTTTTGCATTTTTAAATTTCATTAAAATCCTCTCTTTGCTATTCCCATACCTTTTATGGTTATTCTTCTTTTTATACCAGTTTTTTTCTTTACTGAACCGCCTTTTTTATATTTTTTCGCTAATTCAGGATCCATCTTTTGTTGAACAGCTTCTGGTAACATAGAAAAACCTTTATATTCAGTAGGTACACCGCCTTCTTTCATAGAGATAACGGAGCCACCATTTTTTTGTTTCATAACCTCTTCAAACTCACCATCTTTATTTTTCATAAATACTTTATCGCCAATAGTAATTGTTTCTCTCTCAAAAGTAATATTGCCTTTACCACCTTTGCCAGGATTTTTTGTATCTCTAGGTGGTTTGTCCATTTTTCCTTCTTCAAATTTTTTTGCAATTTCTTTTTCTATTCGATCTGCTCTTTTATCTGCAGCAACAGTTGCATAGACTCTATCTATTGATTCTAACAATTCTTTTTGATTTTTATCTAGTGTCATGGCTTAATGTATAGTAGGTTTTAGCAAGTTTTTCAAGTCTTTGAAATTGTGATCAAAAATTTCTTCAAATTGTTTGAAGTTTAAGTTGTTTTCATACAAAACTTTGGCTGCACCCATCATTGCACCAGCCAATAATACGTTATCATTGCTATTTTTTGAAAATTTATGAGCAAAATCCATTAAATTATCGAAATAAAAAGCTAACTTTTCTTCTGTTTTAGTCATTGTGGTTACTTTAGACTTTAATTTAACTTTTACAACTTACTTTTTGGTTTTTTTAGATATACCAGCTCTATTTAAAGCAATTGCAAGAGCTTGTTTACGTGATTTTACCTTCTTTTTAGATTTTCCAATGTTTAATTTTTTATCTTTGAACTCTTTCATCACTTTACTTACCTTTTTTTCAGCTGTACCGCCTTTTTTTAAACCTTGTGCTTTTAATTTTGCTGTTGCAGCAGCTAAACCACCACCTTTAAAACCTTTCAACGACTGAAAAGTTGGAACTCTTGTCCCTGCACGCAAAAGTTTTTGTATATCTTTTGGATCTATTCGTGATCTATTAGCTTTTAATTGTCTTCTTAGCTTTCTTATCTCTGCCGGTGTAAATTTTACCATTATTAACTACCTCTTTGTTTTGCTAAATTAACATTTGCTCTTAGTTGCGATATATCTTCATTCGATTGTATTTTTTCTCTTTGTATTTTTTCTTGTTCTTCTGTTTTCTCTTGCTCAAATTTTAATCTTTCCTGATCATTCATTGCACGTCTCTGTATTTCAGCTTCTTGTAAATCTAAATCACGTTTTTTTAGTTCAAGAAGTGGATCTGTTTGATTACCTTCTAAATATTCTTGTTCCTCTGCGACCATTTCTTCTGTTTTTTTAGCTACAAGCTCAGCAATTTCTTTTTCATTTTGCATTTGGAATTGTTGTAAAAGTTCTGGTGGTAACTGTCCACCAAACTTCATGGCTTGTTCTTGAATTAACGGAGCATTCTTTTGTTCTATTTCTTCTCTTGCTTGTTGTGAAATATGTTCTGATACGTGAGCCTGTAATATAATTAATATTTGCGGATTATTTTTTACAAGAAACGAAGACATAAATGCACGATGTGCGTTTATATGTTGTTGATGATCTTGACCTGGGAAGACTTGAAATGGCAGCTGTTTTAATGCTGCAGAGTTCTCGGCTCCCGGATCTTTTGGCGCTGCGGGTTGTGGCGGTGGTAATATCGCATCGATGCCATCTACACCTAATGCCATATACATTCTTTTGTATGCTTCATACAAGCTATGTATTTCTGGATTTGATTGAGCTAGTTGTAATTGTGTTTGAGCCAAAGATATTCTTTGTGTCATTGAGAATATATTAGGATCACTTACCGGTACAACGTCTACACGATCATCAAAATCTAAAACTTTTATATTTCTATCTCCACCACGAACTGAATACGGATAACTAGGTGGCAAGTATTCTGAGAATACTCTAGCTAATATTTTGAACTCGATATGTTGTGCGTAATGCAATCTTTTGTGAATACTAGACATGACCCGTGAACCACGTTCCAATAATGCCATAGTTGTTCCAACAGGATTTGATTGTGAACCATCGCCAATTTTTTGATCAGCAATAGAAGCGAATTCTCTTCCACTTTGTACGACAAATCCTAAAAGTTGAAATAATGTATTATCAGGACCCTTGTATGGCAGTGGCATTAAACCTTCACGAATGCTACCACCTGGAGCGTCTACGTCTCTAAACTCTCCTGGCTGTATTGGTGAATCATCATCTCTGATTCTAAGTCCACGTGCCTTGAATCCTGCAGGTAAATTTGACAAGGTTCCCGCATCAATAAGCTGACGGAGCGCACTGGTAGCCGTTCTTGATAAACCACCAAGCATATGAATAAGACCAAACCCATAAAAGCCAAGACCAGGCAAAAACTTAAAGTGAACAAAAAATGAAACCTTTTGTTTTTTGGAATCGTTGGGTTTAAAGTTTCTGTATATTGATAAAACTTCTCTCGAGTTTTCATCAATAGTAATAATGTATGGTAATTTAATTCCAGTCGGTACTCCGTTTAAGTCTTTATCTTCGAACCCTTCGATATCACATTCAGCATGAAACTCTATTAGATTAAACTCATAATCGGCTTCTGATTTTTGCACACCCTCAAGTTTATCTTTTTTTTCTTGAACAGGATCTTCATCACTCTGACCAGGCGATAAATCTATATCTCTATAAAAACCTGATACTTGTTTTTTTCGTAAATCATTTTCAGACATCTTAAGAACGTGTGCAATACGTTCGGCAGTCATAAGATCTGTAGCGTTGTAAGGAACAACTAAATCTTCAGAAGGTACAAATTTTGATACTGCTCTACCTAAACTTGCATCATAATAAACTTTTTTAAATGCAGATCCAGCAAGAGGTAAATGAAATAATAATTGATCCATTTCAGGATCATACTCCTGCATGACATTTGTTATTTGATAATTCATGAAATCTTTAACACGCTCTGCTTGTGACTCTTTATCGGTAGTTATTTCACCAACAATATTTACATCTACAGGACCCTTAGCAGGTAACAATTCTCTATATGCGTGAGCTTGAAATTGTGTAACTGATTCTGCAAGTAAGGGATGTGTTACACCACTAGCTCCCTGAAAGGGTTGAGATCTTTCATCATACTTAAAACCTAGAAGATCTAAACCTTTTGCAAAGCCTTGTTCCCAATCTTTTCTGGAAGCTTTATCATCTTCAAACTCTCCTAATAATTTGCTTGAAATTCTTTGTAACTCATCTTCTGATACTACCTCAGCTAGATTGGCATAAAAATCTGTGGATGGTTGTTCTGGTGTAGGGTTTAGAATTGCACCACCATCATCTGTCATTATTACATCTGGTGTAACATTCTCTACTGTTTCTACGTCAACAGCTTCTGCATCTACAGGTGAATTATTTGCTTCTATTCTTTTTTCTACAACCATATTATTTACTCTCTACTCCTTAAGACATCTAAAAGCGGGTTTTCTTTTTTTAGCATCTTTTCTACATTACCGCCATCTTTAAAAACTTGAGGTTCTGCTTTTACTCCAAAAAATGAAGCTAGTGATGGATCATTAGCTATTACACTTTGAAACTCTGGACTCTCCATCATATCCATTCCTATTGTTTCGCCAAGAAAAGTTGCAGGTCCACCCATAAACAATCTTCCTGTCTTTACTGCATCAGCTATACCTTTTAAAATTTTTTTCGCTTGTTCTGGTGAGTCTTTATATATTTTGTCAACTTGAGACAAAACTAAATCTAAATTAAATTGTTGTGCTTTGTTTAAAGTATTTTTTCCTATTTCTTTAATTTTAGAATATATTTTTGATTGTGTTTTAGGTTTGTCCACACCAGTGGCTGTGCCTTTTGCTTCAAATACAAAATCAAAATTTTTATCTAAATATTTATTTTCAAAAGCTTTTGATATGATAGGTAAACCATTCTTTCCTATACGAATAGCATTTTTATATTTTGGTTTTACAATAAACTTATTTCCTTTTTTAGTAACTCCCTTTTCTAAAATGTCTTTACGCATTTGTTCTGCATAACCAGCTAAATATCCGGAACTTTTAATTAAATCTAATTGAGACTTTGATAAACCTTTAAGGGCCGTGTTTCGATATTTTTTCATCGCTTTATTAAAACCATCAAAATCATCTACGTAATCATTTACGTCTGGCACGTTTGCTATTTGCTTTATTTGTGCAGTCTTAATTCCGGAGTCTTTAAAAACTTCAAATATGTCAGGTCCCATGGCACGTTTAACATTTGAACCTTTTAGGATGTTTGCTATTCTTGAAGTGTCTCTTTCTACTCTTGTCGTTTCTGGTTGATTGAGTGATGATATAACATCCGACATTGCCGCTGTTGAAGATGCAAGTTTTGGTTTACCTTTTAATTTCTCGACCATTTGACCAAGTAAAGGATCACCACCTTTTTGTAATTTAACAATACCACCATCTTTTTTTACAATTTTTGGCCCAACCCCAAAATCTTTTAAAAGTTTTAAAACATCAGAATCTGTTAAATCACTTATCGTTTGTAATGTTGATGGATGCAAATCTTTTGGATTAAAAAAACCTTTGTCTATCATTTTATCTAGCAAAAGTTGTTTCAAAGGATTGTCAAATTTTTCGTCCATTAATAATATTCTCTCATATAGTGCGTGTTTCGTGGTTCATCTTCAAAGTCACTTGGTAAATTAACAAAGTTACCTTGGCGAAAGCGTAACACAGCTTGCGTCATGCTATCCACTAAATCATCATGCTCACCATAAGGGAAAGCTGCGCATTCTTCAATCATTTCTTCAGCCCATCTTCTATCAGGTATATACACTTTTCCAGCTTCAAAGATTGGCGCAACAGAGTTTACACGAACATGCTTATCGTTTCCTTTACTTGGTGTAAAATTTAGGACAGGGACTCCTATCTGACGCAATTCGTGAGTTAGGGGGGTGCCGCTTGCCTTTTGCTCGACAATTACACTCTCTGGCTCCCAATATTTATACTGCTCCAATGCAATTTTTTTTAATTCAGGAAAATCCCACCTCCCTTTTTCTACATCAACTAAAATTAGGTGTGGGCCCTTGTTCGGTGGATAGAAAACTCCCCACGTAGTGATTGCAGAAAAATCGGCTGTTTCTTTTTTACTGAAAGCTGTATCATAACTTTGTATAACATGAACAAGATCTGGGATGTCATCTTCGTCCCACTTTTTCCACCATTCACGTTTGATGATACTACCTTCTTCTGACGTTGGATTCTGTTGCCATTGTGCTTGCCACTTTGCTTCTGATAAAGAAGCTTTGACACTTTCAAGTTCTTCTATCTTCCAATAATTAGGCCATACTGGTTTTTCACTTGGAATAATTGCAGGAAATTCTATAACCTCCCATTGATCTGCTTTAGGTTCTGATTGTGCTTTTAACAATTGTCCTGTTAAATCTTTTGTTGACCATCTTGTCATAACAATGACAATTGAACCACCAGGTTGTAAACGTTGACGAGGACCAGAAGTATACCACTCGTAGGCTGAGTCAAGGGCCGTGTCACTTAAAGCATCTTGCTCGGAATGTGGATCATCAATAATTAATAAATCTGCACCACGCCCGGTTATCGCACCACCTATTCCTGCTGCATAATACTCTCCGCCTTTGTTTGTTTCCCATCTTCCTGCAGCTTTGGAGTCTGCTGCAATTTTACATTCATCAAAGATTTGAGCAAATTCATTTGTATCTACAAGGTTTTTCATCTTACGACCAAACCTTACTGCCAATTCTCCTGTGTGTGTTGTTTGTATTACTTTTAATTTTGGATTTTTACCTACCATCCATGCAGGAAACAAATAAGAGGCGAATTCAGATTTAGTGTGTCGGGGTGGCATATTAACGATCAATCTTTTAATCTTTCCGTTTGCAATATCCTCAAATTTCTTAGCTATCTTTCTATGATGATCCCCCTCAATAAATTCTGGCCAAACGTGTTTGACAAAGGGTATGAATCTTTTTTCTGCCAAATTTAATTTTCTTAAGTGTTCCTTAATTAAATCTTCTTGAAGCTGAACTTCTGTTTTGTTTATCATATTGTTGTATCTATCAAACTGGGGGCGTAGTGTAAATTATTTTGCATGGCTCGTTTTAGGGGGGTCGGGGTAAATTGTAAATGGATTTTGTTTTTTGATTTGGTTTTAAGTACCTAGGGCCACGGTTCATGGCCCTAGAAAAATATTAATTTATTCGTTTAAAATGTAAAACGGACTGCTTGGATTTTGTGCCTCGCTTTCTGCTTCCAATGGATCACCGGCTGGTAGTTTACCGGTATTAGCAAAAGTTCTAAAATCTTTAATTAATCCAATTTGAGTTTGTGCGTATTCTTCCGCAATATCTAAAAGTGCATTTCCTAACTTTGTTTTTTGGAAATATCTTAAATTGCTAAAGTCTCTAGAACCAACGAGTCTATTAATAGTTGCCATCGATTTAGCTAAACTTTCTAATCTATCGAACTCAAAAGAGTGCTCCTTAATTTTATTTTTTAATGATTTAGTTAGTGCCATTTGATTATCCTTTCTTTTAAT